GTACACCGGATGGACCGATGTAAGGACGTGCATCATGCCGGCCGAAACATTATAATAATGTTCTAGCCTTTCGTCGCTGAGTTGATCAGCTAGGGCAATGAACTCGAGAGTTCCATCCACTCTGGTATAGGGAAATTTTATGACGCGAACGTCAAAATTTCCCCACCAATAAGCACCGCAGCTCTCCTTAACCGGAGATGTTGTGCTGAAGCATGACTTATTGGTGTTAACCTTTAACCCTGATAGCTCTAAAGTCTCACATACTCCAAGAAAATATGAGTCTGGAATGATTATATCATCACCAAAAACATAAATGGAGTAACGCCGAATGATTGGCCAAGGACGATTTCTAATCATCCAGATGACCTCGGCGACCGAGCCATACGTGCCGTTGTAGACATCTTGAGCTAAGCATGAGCTTAGCGAAAGAGCCCAGAACATCAAGGATTCTATAGGAAAGCATAGAGCGTTTCCCATAGTAGCCATAGATGTGTAAGGCCGTATAACTTCTCCGTCGGGAAGTTCAATCCCAGACGAACGGTAACGAGTAAAGAGCTTGAAGGCTTCTTTCGGAAGCAGTAACCGACAAAGACCAAGTATTAGACGATCACTTGCATCACTTAAATCGATCGTAGAGACACCTTTACGCCGACAGGCGTAAAAATTGTGACTTTGATCAAATAAGTGAATAGCACTTCGCGTCAAAAATGAGGAGCAGATAAGTTCATACATGACCTTCATCAGGCCTTGTTGAGCAAACATCAACTCCTTAGGTTCGATACAGATGTACCTTTTCTTGGTAACATCTTTAGGGACCACGGAAAGTCGAGAAAGACATTCGAAGTCTTCTGGATCTGTATACTTCACAGTACTCAGATCACCGCAGGCACCGGTAAGCAGATTACTCTGCAAGCGAGTGCAAGCGCAAAATTCCATTTTTGACGATCAGTTTCCCCTCCTGCTACAGCCCCGGGGCCATGACGGCCGAAAGGGTCATCCTTCCATTGCTGGAGGGATGGGTGCAATCTGCCATCGTCTAAGAGAACTTCTTGTAGAAGCGTCTTAGCAATGGGAACGACTTCACTATTGAAATCTAGCAAAGCCGGGGAATATTGAGCGTTAGTCGGCAACGAAGGATCAGAAACTCGACTCTTGAAAGAGGCGAGATCCTTAAGTTCATCGACGACAGGATCAATATCCTTTGCCTTGGAAAAGGCAAGAAGTGATTGCCGCAGGATCTGAAAGCGAAAGCTTAGATCATGCGAGTTAAGAACTTCTTCCCTCTGGTTCTCAGTAGAGAAGGAGAACTTAATTTTACCATCGTCATTAGAGAAATGACGAAACGTCTGTAGGAATACAGACGGTAGAAGGAGAAGAGGATCTTGCGATAACCAAATCCTTGG